AGCCTAAAAAAGCCAAGTAAAGGTCAGGTAGGCCTCAAAAAGCTACCAAAAGCGGTTCGTAACAAAATGGGCTACATGGCAGACGGTGGTCCAGTAATGGGCGGTAAAAACATGAGCAAAGGGCCTGATGTAGAAGAATTTATGCAGTCAATTTTTGATGAATACGAAAGGCAAAAAGGCAAGAAAAAATAAATGGCTACTTCCTCATCAGTAAACTTTGAACTAGACGTAGCAAGCTATGTAGAAGAAGCTTTTGAGCGTTGTGGTTTAGAAGTACGTACTGGTTACGATTTAAAAACCGCGAAACGTTCTTTGAACTTGCTTTTAGCAGATTGGGCGAATCGTGGTTTAAATCAATGGACCATACAGCAAACTTCTATTACATTAGCTTCCGGCATAGGTAATTATCCAGGTGGTAATTTAACCATGACGGTTGCTGCAAGCGGCAGTTTTACTGTTGGTGAAACTATAACAGGTGGCACCAGTTCAGCGACTGCTTCTATAACAAGTTTACCTTCGTCTACTTCTATGGCTATTACAATTCCTTCTGGGACTTTTAGTAATGGTGAAACTTTGACAGGCAGCACAAGCGCGGCTACAACCACGTTATCTGCGGTGGTTGATCTAACTACCGTGCAAAAAACAATTGATGTTTTATCTGTTGTTGTTACTAGAGACGGGACTGATTTTGGTTTAACTAGGTTAAGTCGAAGTGAATACTTAAACTTACCAAATAAAACTCAAACAGGTAGGCCTTCTCAGTTTTTTTTGGATCGTCAAATAAGTCCAACCTTAAAACTTTGGCCTGTTCCAGATAGCAATTCTGATATTGTTAAGTTTGATCGTTTAGTTCGTATGGACGACGCAGACGACTACACAAATACTTTGCAAATACCATTTCGTTTTTACCCTTGTTTAGCTGCTGGTTTGGCTTATTATTTAGCAATAAAACGAGCGCCACAAAGAATTGAGATACTGAAAGCTATTTACGAAGAAGAATTTAACAGAGCTATGTTAGAGGATCGAGATAGAGCTTCTTTACAGATAACACCTAGTTTTAGTTATTACGGCAGTTAATTATGGCTAAATATGCAACCGGAAAAAAAGCTTATGGAATATCAGATAGGTCTGGTTTTCGTTATCCGTTAAATAAAATGAGAAAAGAGTGGACGGGTATGTTAGTCGGGTTTGATGAATTTGAACCAAAACACCCTCAATTAAAACCAATACGTAAGTTTTCTGATCCTCAAGCATTAAAAGATCCTAGACCAGATAGAATAGAACCCGTTATTACTTATGTTGGAACACCTATTTTATCCGAAAAAACATTTAAACCTACAAGAGCTTTTGGAGTTATAGGACAAGTTACGGTGACAATAACATGAGTTTTACATTAGCAACCCTTAAAACAGCAATACAAAACTATACTGAAAATGACGAAACTACGTTTACGTCAACTTTAGATACTTTTATAAAAAACACAGAAGAACGTATTTTAAAAAACACACATTTAGATATTTTTAGAAAAAACGTTACTGGGACTATGACTTCTGATAGTCAATTTCTTGCAAAACCAAGTGATTATTTATCTACTTTTTCTCTTTCTATTACATCTAGTAGTGTAAAAATTTTTTTAGATTTTAAAGACGTAAATTTTATACAGACATTTAATCCCAACAGTAGCACCACCGGTACGCCTCGTTACTACGCTAGTTTTAACGAAGACACTTTTCTTATTGGTCCTACGCCGGACAGCAATTATTCTTCAGAGCTACATTATTATTACAGACCAGCTAGTTTAACAGCGGGTTCTGACAGCGGTGTTACTTGGTTAAGTGAAAATGCTAGTCAAGCCATGCTCTATGGTTCTTTAGTAGAAGCTTACACTTTTATGAAAGGTGAGCCTGATGTGTTACAAGAATATGAAAAAAGATTTTCTGAAGCTATGGTTTCTATTAAAATGCTTGGAGAATCTAGGGAAAGCACAGACGAGTATCGTACTGGCGGAGTAGTGCGAGATAAGCAATAAGGAGTTATTATGGCAGAACTAACTGTAGCACAAAAAAGAAAATTAGTAAGAGAGCTTAAAAAAGCTTCTAAGTTGCACGCTAGACAAGCTTTGCAAATAGAAAAATCAATGAAAAAAAAGAGGTAAGTATGTTAGATGAAGTAAACGTTGGTGTAGTGAATGATGTAAATGTTCATACGACGCATAACCGGGGTTTTTCTCCGGAAGAAATAGCGGCAAGAGCCGTTGAAAAAATAGTTTCTGTCTCAGAGGGGGCTAGTCCTGAAGTTAGAGCGCAGGCAGATGCTTTTAAAAGTAGGGTTTATCATGTTATTATGTTAGCGTGTAAAGATGCAATAAATAGTGATAAAACTACTATGATTAATCTTTTAACAAAACAAGGTCATAAAGATATGGCTGATATTTTAAGGAGACTGTAAAATGGCTATTACCCAGGCTATGTGTACCAGCTTTAAGAAAGAGTTGATGGAAGCTGTTCACAATTTTAAAAACAGTGGCGGTAGTACCTTTAATATAGCTTTGTATACAAGTTCTGCGTCATTAGATGCTGCCACAACGGCCTATACTACTTCAAACGAAGTAAGTGGAACAGGGTATACTGCTAAAGGTACGTCACTAACTAGAGTAGATCCATCTACTTCTGGAACAACGGCATTGACCGATTTCGCAGATGCGACGTTTAGTTCTGCAACCATAACTGCTCGAGGTGCAATGATATTTAACGATAGTGCGTCAGGTGATCCTGCCGTATGTATTTTAGATTTTGGGGCGGATAAAGCTTCCACAAACGGAGATTTTACCGTTCAGTTCCCAGCAGCAGATGCTAGTAACGCTATAATTAGAATAGCTTAATACAATGGCACAAGGTTGGGGCAGAAGCACATGGGGTGATGGCCCCTTTGGTGAGCCAGCAGGAACAACTGTAGAAGTAACAGGTGTTGGCGGTACTTCTGCACTAGGTAATGAGAGCACTTTTACCGATCAAGTTTTAGCTGTTACACAGTCAACACTAACAACTACGTTAGGAACAGTAGTAACAGCAGGGGCAGCGGTTACAGGTGTAACTGGTAATGCTCAAGTAGGTACGCTTGGTGACGAGACTGTAACAGCAGGAGCAACGATAGCTGTAACAGGAGTTGCCGGAACAACGGCTCTTGGCACGGTTGATTTTGGAATATTCCAAACAATAGCCGAAACAGGATTTGGCGTAACTGGTTCTGTAGGAACCGTAACTGTAGCAGCAGGTGCCGTTTTAAATTTGACAGGAAACGCTGGTACAGGAACAATAGGAAATGAAACTGTAGCAGCAGGTGCTGTAGCAACTTTATCTTCTGGAATATCCGGAGCTAGTGGTTCTGTAGGAACAGTATCTATACTACACGATCAAGTTCTACTTGAAACTGGGTTTGTTGGAACTTCTAGTGTAGGATCAGTAGTAATAGCAGCAGGTGCCGTTACCGCAGTTACTGGAAATTCGGGAACAGGTGGTACAAGTACACCTAACGTTTGGGGTTTAATAGATGATTCTCAAAACCCTAATTGGACAGACATAGCAGCATAGAGGAAATATTATGGCAAGTACATACGTAAATGATTTAAGATTAGAAGAAATAGCAACAGGCGAACAGTCCGGTACTTGGGGTAATACTACAAATACCAATTTAGAGCTTATTGCAGAGGCGTTTGGATTTGGCACTGAAGCCATAACTACAAATGCTGATACACACACAACAACAGTAGCAGATGGCGCAACTGACCCCGGTAGAGCTTTATATATTAAATATACTGGTACGTTAGATTCAACTTGCACCATTACAATCGGCCCGAATACAATGAGTAGGGTCCACATAATCGAAAACGCTACGAGTGGATCGCAAGATATAGCAATATCTCAAGGATCAGGCTCGAATGTTACAGTACCAAATGGTGCGGTAAAAGTTATTATATTAGATGGCGCAGGATCAGGCGCAGCAGTAACTGACGCTTTGATTGATTTAGACGTAGGTAATAGTTTAAAAATATCCGGCACAACCCCAACCCTAACAATAGGTGATGCTGGTGCAGAGGATACTAAAATCGTTTTTGATGGTAATGCTCAAGACTTTTATATCGGTCTTGATGATTCTGCTGATGATTTGGTGATTGGTAAGGGATCGACAGTAGGAACTACTCCTGCCATATCAGTAAATGAAGATTTAGACACAACTTTTGCTGACGGAGCAATAGATGTTGATATAGCGTCACATGATGGTTCTAATGGTTTAAAGCTAGGCGGCACACTTGTAACAAGTACAGCAGCAGAACTCAACATAATGGATGGTGGTACAAGTGCTACTTCTACAACATTAGCGGACGCAGACAGAGTTGTGGTAAATGATGCAGGAACTATGAAGCAAGTAGCTCTTACTGATTTTGATACTAGAGATTTAGAGATCGTAACTTCTGCACCTACAGATGGAACTGGCAAGAAAACTGGTTTTGTCTGGTATGTTGTATCGTGAGGGTTTAGCATGGCAATAAAGATTTGGGATGGTGACTCGATTGAAACACCAAATCCAATATTAATTAAAGTAACGAATGGCAACTTACAATTCGTTAATTATGCCGTCGTTAAAGAAACAGATGGGTCTTTGACTACAGTATTTAATGCAATAAGACAAACAAGTAGAAATACAACTACAACCTTTAATACAACTGCGTCAACTTCAAAAAGTACAACAACTACTTTTAACACCACTCGATCAACGACAACTACTTTTAATACAAGTAGATCAACTACGACCACTTTTAATACAAGTAGATCAACTACGACCACTTTTAATACTTCTTTTACAAGAAGCACTAGCTTTAACACAAGTTTTAGCACAAGTTTTACTACAACTTTCTTTACAGCAGATGAAAATACTCAAGGTAATGTTTCTAGAACAACATCTAGGAATACTTCAAGAAGCACCTCAAGAAACACATCAGTTTCACAAAGCACGAGTAGAAGCACTACTACTACTTTTAGTACATCTAAAAGTACCACTACGACTTTTTCTACTTCAAAATCTACAACTACAACTTTTTCGACTTCAAATTCTACAACCACGACTTTTAATACAACTGCGTCCACATCTAAATCGACTGCTACTACTATTTTTGTAAGAATTACAGCAACAGGTAATACAGGATCTACTTTTGATACTGAAGTAGCAAGTGCCAACGCACATAGCTCAAGGTATTGGGATGGTAGCTCCTGGAATGGATAAAATTTCTTTACTTATTATCCAATAATATAGGATAATATAGGTATGTCAAAAAAAGTAGATATACAAAAAGAAATAAAACTTATTAACAGACGGACAGAGGAAACTCTTGCAATTGTTATAGAGCATTTTAAAGAAATAGAAGAAAGAATAGATGCTTTAGAGAAAAAAATTAAAGCAAAGTAAGGAGAGCTAAATATGGCCGAACCACATACAGATCCAGATGAAATACAAAAACTTAATCAAAGGCTTGCTAATTTTTGGGATCTTATTTCAGATCGTTTAAAATCAATAGAAGAAAGATTAGATTCATTAGAACAAAACAAATAAAGCATGAAAAAATCCCTAGTTGATTGGGACAAGAAAAAACATGGTTTAATATGGAAAACAGAAAATGTTTTCACTGATGATGAAGTCGAATACATTATAAGTAAGATACAAAACCAAAGAGTCACAGTCCCAGAAAAATATCGCCCCACAGCTTACAATGCAAATCATTTGCCTATGATAACTGAATCATGGAAAGACAAACTTGTAGATTTATATTTTAGTGTAGAAAAGGAATATCACAATGAAGGTATAGAGTTATACAGAGAAGAAGATGTCAAACCAGAAGATATAAAAGCTACATTTCATTTACAAGGAACAATACAAGGTTTGAATTATCCAGTACACCCCGATATTCCAGCAAAACTAATGACATTTTTAGTTTACATACATCCTGAAAAACAAGAGCCTACATATTTCCATGAATACGATA